CACCATGCTGACCATTGGTCCAGCAACGTTGTGCAGCATCTCAAAATGATATTCAGGCATGGTCGCTGCGTCTTTGTGACGAAAGAACGCGAGCTTCAGCGGCTCTTCAATCCCCAAACGCACCCGGCGCATTTCCGCATTGATGAGCCACGGCAGGAAGTCATAACCGAGGATGCCTGAGGATATGTTGTAGCAGACCTGATTGGCGGGGATCGACGGATCGTAGGGCGGGAGGCGTTTGATGATCTCGTCGTCGATGCGCTGCTTGAGACTATCGATGGCGCTGTGGATGGCCGATTGCATGACAATCGAACCGCACACATCGGCATAGATAATATTCGGCTGTTCGCAGGCAGCGAGGGCGAGATGCGTTATCCCGCCCTCTTTTGCCTTTGCCAGCCACAACTCAAGCAGGGCAACACATTCAGCATTGCCCCACTCTTTTTCCAGCGGGGCTTTTACGTCCATGCTGCACCTAGGCTTAGTAGGGTTCGTAAATGATGTGTCCGTCACCCGCGCACGACACGCCGCCATGCGAAGATGAATTGAACACCACCGTTTCACCGCCTGGTGTCGTGTTGCCGATGATCTGCCATTGCTGCGTCGGTGCAGCGTTCCAGCGGACAATGCCGCCGAAGCCGTTGAGTCCGAGTTGCAGCGTTGCGTCGGTGACCGCCGACGATGAGACAGGCAGACCGGACGCCGTGACGAACGACACAGCGACCGTCGAGAGCGCCGTGGTGTTCGGGAACAGCGGGCCGTCCGAGTTGAAGGTCGTCAGCGTGGAAGGCGTTGTCGCAATTGTGGAGGTACGTTTTGCGACGAGGCCGATCACGGTTGATGTGCCGACTTTACCAGAGAAGAAGATTTCCAGAACGTCGATGAGTTGAGTGGCACCGCCGCCCCTCAAGCCCATGAAGCCAAGCGTCGTGACCGCTGCGCCTGACGCAGTCGCGGTGTATGTCAGGCCACCAGTGGTGAAGATTCTTTTAGCCATCTGTCGTTTCCTTTCGTTTCAAAATGGGGAGCGACATGGTCCCCCCGTCGAAAACCCACTTTCCGCTTCTGATCATGTCGATCAGTTCTTGACGGGACCGGTGGACGTAGGTTGGGTCCTTCGCAGCTATCACGCACGCATCGCAAACATAGCCGTCGCATTTGACGCAACGGCCAGCCATGTCCTGTCCCTTTTTCTTGATGAAAACGGATGGGCAATGGCAGCACGCAAGAGTGTCAGCCTCAAACACTTTGCCTTCGCCAACCAGAGCGGGGTCGTAGCCCATCTGGCGCGCGATATCGGCGGGGATGCCGGGGCTCTGGCGGTGATCGACGTGCAGGTAACCGGCCTGCCTGGTCACCGATGGAAAGTCAAAACCTGAATGTCCACCTGCTGGCTTCTGAATCTTTGTCACCATTTACTCCCGTCTTGTCCTAACTGCGTGAGATCCCGGCCGTCGCGACCGGCTTTGCCCATCGGCCCTTCCGGTCCCGGCTTGCCGTCTTTGCCATCGCGCCCGCGCTTGGTGCATAGCCGCCAATCGCTGCCCGGCGCTCCGGGGACTGTCTCGGTTTTCTTCGTAGCGATCCACATGGAGCCGTCGCGCACCACCTCGTCGCCAGCCTGGTATTCGCCCGCCCGCCATACGTCCTTGAACAGCGGGATATCCATGTGCAGGTCGTAGAGTTTGACGTTCTCGCCTTTGACGAATTTGAAGGTCAGCGTGCGGTCGCCGTTATATTCCAATTGCAGATCATCGAAGCCGACGCCGTCGATGCCATCCTTGCCGTCTTTTCCGTTCGCAGGTTTTTCTATGCTGGCGAGGAAGGTGGCAACTTGCAGCCGCACCGACTCAAGATCGCAGTCCTTGCCGTCGCGGCCAACCACCAAACCCAAGTCCGAATGACTGCCATCAGAAAAGGTGAGGAATAAATGGCCACCCCGATCAATAAGACCACCCACACAAGACTTAGGAATAGGAATATCGCCAATAGCTTTAATAACGAGATCAGCAAGACAATTGCGAATGTCATCCAGCGAAACAGATTTACCATCCATCCCATTAAGACCATCTTTTCCGTCCTTTCCAGGCTCGCCGGGATCGCCCTTCTCGCCTTTTTCCGGCTTGGGCAAGGCGGCTAATTTTTCGTCGACGGTCGCGATCACTTCCGACTTCGCAAACAGGATCGCATCGCGAATAACATCGAGATCGACTGGCGGTGCATCCTTGCCGTCCTGCCCATCCTTGCCATTTTCGGCTTTGGGGATAGTGGCAACAACGCCGGAGACGTATTCGCGCGCCCACTCGCGCTCCGCCTCAACGGTCTGCAGGACCATGCCAGCGAATTTCGCTTCAAACTCTTTCTCGAGATCGCCAATTTGTCGCTTGATAGGCTCAAGCGCGGTCTGCACCTCGTCGTAGACGCACTGGCCGAGCGCCTGAATCAGCATCTGCTTTTCAGTGAGATCGAGCATGGTCCACCGCTCTTTTCAGCGCTGCGAGGTATTCCAGGCCGTGCAGTGAATTGTCTTGCATATCGACTTGCTGCGTATTGGGCGCTGGCTTGGCTGGCGCTGCAGCAGGGGAAGGCGTAGGTTTGGCGAATGGCTTGTTCTGATCGCGCTCGTTAAGCGCCTCAAGCGAAAACTGCTGCTGCTGCAGATAGACGCTATCGCCACCCTCCTGCGGAGAATAGTTGAGTTTTTTCCGCCCTTCGTTCGGCGCAAGCAGGCCCGCTTTGATGCCTTCGCCATAGGTGCGGTATTGCGTGTTTGTATCCATCTTCAAGAGATCATCGAGATTGAAGCCGGTCGACCATTCCTGATTAGGTCCGAGCAGGCCCAAGCCGTCATCGAGCAGCGCCTCGATGGCTTCCATAAGCGGCTGCAGGCATTGCGTATAATATTGCAGGTTGATGGATTCGATATTGCTGAATGACGGAATGAGTTCGACGCCGATCATGTAAGGCGGGACTTTGAATGCGGTGCAGACCGTCCGATCCGTCCATTTGAATTGATTGATCAGTTGCGCGTCATTGGCGCTGATCGTCATCGGCTCATATTTCAGGCCATCCGAGAGGACCGCCACGCGTCCGGCGTTATCGCCGGTGAAGTTCTGCTCCCAATATTGCTTCAACTCTTTGGCGTTCTGCTCGGAGATGGTGCCCGGCGCGATTAGCACGCCACCAGGCTGCGAGCCGTTGTCGAAAAACTTCACCGAGTTGTTCTGCATGGAGATGCCCTGCAGCGCCGCAAGGCCGCAGGCGCTTATCGGCGAGACTCCGCATAGCGGATGGTAGAGCGCGCAATAGGTATCGTGGATAATCTCGGAGGCCGGGACGTAGACCGCCCCTTGCGTCACCTCGGTGGTGTCGATGCCGATGAGGCCATCGATGCCTGCCAATCGGTTCGATGAAAGTTGGTAATAGACCGCGCCATCGGGAGCCACCAATGGGCGTGTGGTCTGCGGATCGAGCACATACATGCGCGTGACCACGCGCCGGTTATCAGGAGACCGCTCCTTCAGCACATAGGTATTGCCGTGCATGAGTTTGCTGGTCAGCCAATGCTCGATGAATTTCTGCCGGGTCTGGAAGTGGTTCGGCTTGCGCAGCACCGGGCTATAGGCCGGGTTTTCCTCTTCCTCCCATATGTCGTTCTCGTCCTTGTAGTAGAGGTCGAGGCAGAGCTTGCCCACGTCCTGCGCGATGAGCGTCACGCAGGCATAGACCGACGCATAGGTCATGACGTTGTCGAGACGGATTTCCCGGTTGCGCTGCCAGGCCCCGGTAAAACTTTCACGGATGATATTGAACCAGCCGCTGTGCCCCGCACCGGTCGGCAGCAACGTGCCATCGTTACCGGGTATGTTCGGCACCGCCTTGGACCGCGTAATGTCAAAGCCAAGCAGTTTCATCGCTTGGCCCGCATATCCCGTCGATTGTAGCGCCCTTGTCGTTTGTCAGGCATGTCTGGTTCGGTCGTCCCCGCTGTTGCCGCGCTCTCGACGATCATGACCTTCTTCGCGTGTTCGAGAATGGTGGCGTGCATATCCTCGAGAGTATCAAACTCGTCGCCCGCTTTGTAATCGACCTGCGGGACGCCATAGGAAAATGGCTCCAAAGCCTTTACGCGCATCTGGTTACGTCTCCTTGAATTCAAATCCGGCCAGCGCCGCCTAGGGGTTGTACGCTGGCCGGATCGAAAACCGAGGCGCGGGGGTTGAAGTCGCGCCCCGGAATTTCATTAAGCGTATTTCGCGTTCTGGATATACTGCACGGCGGTCGAGCGCCGCTTCAGCCAGTTGATCCAACGCTCGGCGCGGATGCCGGTCATGTTCATCTGCCAGAGCGAGACCATGTTGGTCGACGCGGTCGGCGGAGAATCAGGAGCGGAGTCCATGTTGACCGACGCCTGGTTAGAGGCATCGACCACCACCTGTCCATCGTCGGCGAGCAAGATTTCTCCCGGGACTGCGAAGATGAGCGGGTAGCCGTCTGTCGGTGAACCACCGGTCGCCGGAATATTTTCCGACGCGATGTAGGGGTAGCCGAGCAGCGTGCCACCGGTCGGTGTCATGTTCGGGTAGGATTGCTGTCCGAGCGCGTTGAGCATCAGCGAGAAGGCCGTGGCCTGCTGCTGCGTGCCGATCCAGACCGCGCCTGCCGTCGACAGGTTGTTGGTCAGGAACAGGTTGATGGTCGTCCGTGCGTCTGCGCGGAACGCCGCATCGTTTGTGCCCGTAGCAACCGTCGCCGACACGCCGTTGGTGATCGAAGCAGGCGACACGTTGGTCACTGCCGCGACTGACGGATCGACAAACTGCCGGTCGAGGAATTGCGCCATCTGGTCGACCATGTCCTGACGGACGATGGCTTCTGCAGACGGATTGGAGAAGCGCGCCAATTCCTGCGTGATGATCACGATGCCAGCGGCCTTGGCCCAACGCAGCGTGATCGAATCAAACTGCATGTTGGACACAGGCTTCGGCGCGTTTTCACCGACCCACCCGACCGTGGTGCCAGCGGTGGCACGCGGGATCTGGATGTTGAACGGCACCCGACGCAAACCGGGAATGCGACCGATGATGGTGGCAGGACGCAGGAGGTTGATATACTCCGACGCCATCTGCGTGTAGGCGATGAGCGGCGAGGCCCACGTCGCGTCCGTGGTCGTTCCTGCACCGACCGCTGCCTTCTGCATCAAGGCACCGATGTCGTCCACCTC